GAAATCATCCTTCAGCATCTCCATCCTCTCCAACATCAGGAACATCAGGAACTACTAATAGAGGTGGCGGTGGAGGTGGAATGGGATCTGCTTGTACATCAGCAACATCTGGCGCAGGCGGTTCAGGAATAGTAATAATAAGGTATAAATTTCAATAATTATGGCAAGTAAAATAAAAGTAGATAATATAACAGACCAAGACGATAACTCGGTTATCTCTAGATGTGGTTCAACACATACAGTAACTGCAGAAGTTTATAAAGCAGATACTATTCAAGATACAAGTGGTAATGCTTATCTTGCAAAATGTGGATCAACTGTAACTTTAGGTGGTTGTGGTCAAACAATAGAATTAGCATCAGGTGCAAGTCAATCTGGATTTGGTAGATCAGGTTCAGTTAACTGGGATACAACAGCTAAAACTGCATCGTTCACAGCAGTATCTGGTAATGGGTATTTTATAAATAGTGCAAGTTCAGCTATAACTGTAACACTTCCAGCCTCACCATCAGCAAATGACATTGTAGCAGTTTCAGATTACAATTCAACAGCAGGTACAAATGTAATAACAATAAATAGAAATGGGTCTAATATAAATGGTAACGCATCAGATTATTTAATTTCACAAAATAATTCCGCTGTAACATTTGTTTATGTAGATGCAACAGTTGGATGGACAAGTGTTAATACATCAAACATAAGTGATAATACTTCTGATTTTATTTTAGCTAGTGGTGGAACAATTACTACTTGCGGAGATTTTAAAATTCACACATTTACAGGCCCTGGTACATTTTGTGTTTCTAATATATCAAGTGTTTCAGCTAATAATAACGCTGATTATTTAGTAGTAGCTGGAGGTGGTGGAGGTGGTGGTGGCCCTGAAAGATCAGGAGGTGCTGGAGCAGGTGGTTTTAGAGAATCTCATTGTTCAACAACATCAGGTTGTTATACAGCTTCTCCTTTAGCTACTTCAACGTCTTTAGGAATAACAGTGCAACCATATCCAATTACAGTTGGAGCTGGCGGAGCTACTAATCCAGTAACTCAAGGTAATAATGGTTCAAATTCAATTTTTTCAACAATAACATCCGCTGGTGGTGGAGGTGGAGGATATGGACAACCTGGAGCTAGTTCTAGTAGAGATGGTTTAAATGGTGGATCAGGTGGTGGCGGTGGTAGTGGAGGACCAGCTGTTGGATGTGCTGGTTCAGGTAATACACCTCCCGTTAGTCCCCCTCAAGGTAATTCTGGAGGCAGTGCAACAGGTGGTAATAACGAAGGTGGTGGAGGTGGTGGAGGTGCAACAGCAGCTGGTTCAAACAGTCCTGGTACTTCTTCAGGTCCAGGTGGAGCAGGTGGAAATGGGGCAACAACTTCAATTTCAGGTTCTTCTACAGCTTACAGTGGTGGCGGTGGAGGAGGACAGCAACCAGGTACAATTCCTGCAGGAACTGGTGGTACAGGTGGTGGAGGTAGCGCTACTGAAAATGGAACAGATAACACAGGTGGTGGAGCTGGTGGAGCAAGCCCCGCAACTGGAGTACCAGGTGGTGGAACAGGTGGCTCTGGTGTAGTAATAATAAGATATAGGTTTCAATAGGTAGATTATGAGTGAAGTAAAAGTAAATAAAATTAGTCCAAGAACAAATTGTGGTACAGTAACTGTTGGAGATTCTGGAGATTCAGTATCAGTTTCAGCAGGTGTTCCAGTAACAGTTAATGGAGATTTAAAATCAAATGCATTAAAAGCAACTGATGGCGGAAGCATTATTAGTCAATGTGGAACAGACATTACTTTAGGTGCTTCAGGAGATACAATCAATTTAGCAGCTGGTGCATCTCAATCAGGTTTTGGTAGAACAGGTACAGTGGATTGGGATACGACTGCGAAGACAGCTTCATTCACAGCAGTATCTGGTAATGGTTATTTTGTAAATACTACAAGTGGAGCTGTGACAATGACTTTACCTGCAACACCTTCGGCTGGAGATATTGTAAGTGTTAAAGATTATGCATATACTTTTGAAACAAATAATTTAACAGTTAATAGAAACGGTTCACCTATTGGAGGAGGATCAGATACTGATACTATAGCTTATAGTACAAACGGAGATTTTTTAACTTTTATTTATGTAGATGGAACTCAAGGTTGGGTTTTAACAAATGATTCAACAAATACAGATGACACAGGTGCTCAATATATTACAGCAACAGGTGGAACTGTTACTTGTTGTGGAGATTATAAAATTCATACTTTTACAGGACCAGGAACTTTTTCTGTAACAGCAGGAGCAGGACCAATAGCTGTTGCTGATTATTTAGTAATTGCTGGTGGCGGTGGTACAGCAAATTCAGTTGATGGTTCAAGAACAGCAGGTGGAGGTGGAGCTGGTGGTTATAGAGAATCTAATCCAACACCTGGAACTGATTGGACAGGATCTCCCATAGCAAGTCCAGGAGGTGCTTTACCTTTTAGTCCAGGATGTTATCCAGTAACTGTTGGTTCTGGTGGTGGTAATCCAGGTCCTGGTTCAAATTCAGTTTTTAGTACAATTACTTCCAATGGTGGGGGTGGAGCTGGTACAGGAGGTTCAGGAGCAGGAGCAGTTCACGGTGGAACAGTAGGACCTGCAGGTAATACTCCTCCAACAACTCCAGCTCAAGGTAATCCTGGAGGTAGAGGTTATGATAGTGGTAATGGTAATGCTAACTTTGGTGCTGGTGGTGGCGGAGGTGCTGGTGGTGCTGGTGCCGCCGCAAGTACTAGTCCAAGTGGTAATGCTGGAAACGGAGGTAATGGAACAACTTCTTGTATTTCAGGATCACCTGTAACAAGAGGTGGTGGAGGTGGTGGTGGTGCTCAATATGGTCCAATAACCCCTTCATATACAGCAGGTTCAGGAGGTCCAGGTGGTGGAGGTAGTGGTGGAAGAGCACCTACTGGTCCAGGTTATAGTGGATCAGCTGGAAGTGGAACTGCTAATACTGGTGGTGGCGGTGGTGGAAATGGTGGTTCTGCTAGTCCAGACACAGGTACTGGCGGAGCTGGTGGTAGCGGAATCGTAATAGTAAGATACAGATTTCAGTAGTTGAATGAACAAAATTTATAATATATAATAGGAGACAATTATGGCACATTTTGCAAAACTAGGAGCAAACAGTAAAGTTATTCAAGTATTGACTTTGAATAATTCTGATATGTTAAACGCTGATGGCGTTGAAGACGAATCAGTAGGTCAACAATATTTAGAGACACACAATAATTGGCCTGCACAAATGTGGATTCAAACTTCATACAATACATCTGGCAACCAACATAAAGATGGTGGAACACCTTTTAGAGGAAATTACGCAGGTATAGGTTATACTTGGGACGAAGATGATCAAATCTTCTGGCCTAAAAAACCATATGCATCTTGGGTAAAACATAATGAATCAGCTTCTTGGAAATCACCAATAGGTGATGCTCCTGCTTTAACTGCAGAACAAACTTCACAAAACGAAGCATCTACTCATAGCTGGCATTACGTTTGGAATGAAGCAAATACAACTTGGGATTTGACAGACGCTTTAGCATAATTTATATATGGTGGTGGTATGCAAAAGAATGTTTTAAGTGAACAAAGTTTATTCTTTGGTAATGTTGATATGCCAAAAGGTTTTGAGATAGACCAAGAAAAACTTACCAACGATATTTTACAATCATCATTTACTAATAAACAATTTCCATTCTCTAGAACTTGGGATATGTTAAATACATATATGCGAGACTTTATCGGTCTTGATTATGGTATTAGTTTAGTTAACAAAGATTCTTGGGGTGATATTTATAAACCTAGTCAAGTATCTAAACCTTTATTAAATGTTGATCCAGTAGATCTTCGAAACTCACCTGACTTTACAATGCTTTACGGAGTTAAAGTTGATAAGTGTTGGGTAAGAATACATTTTGATGACAATAGACGTAAAGGAAGAAGTTGGGATATAGAACTTAAAAAAAATATGTTTGTTATGTTTCCATCTACTAATATGTATATTGTATCAAATGATCAGAAAGATAGTTTGAATTTTGTTCAAACCATAACTTATGAATATATCTAATTACTATTGGTATTTTAGTGGTGTTCTTACACCAAAGTTTTGTGATGATGTAATAGCTTATGCTAATCAACAAGAAGAAACAATGGCAAGAACTGGTGGTTATGGAGATAGAAAATTATCTAAAGAAGAAGTTAAAGATTTAAAAAGAAAAAGAAACTCTGATTTAGTTTGGTTAAATGATACTTGGATATATAAAGAATTACACCCATACGTTCACGAAGCAAATAGATTAGCTGGTTGGAACTTTGATTGGGAAAGAAGTGAGTCTTGTCAGTTTACAAAATATAAACACAATCAATATTATGATTGGCATTGTGATAGTTGGGATAAACCATATGATCGTAAAGATCCTAACAATCCAGAGCACGGCAGAATTCGAAAACTATCTATGACTTGTCAGTTAACAGATGGTTCAGAATACACAGGTGGTGAATTAGAATTTGATTTTAGAAACTATGATCCACATATGAGAGATGAAGCTAAACATTTGAGAAAAGCAAAAGAGATTTTACCAAAAGGATCTATTATTGTATTTCCATCTTTTGTTTGGCATAGAGTTAAACCCGTAACCGCTGGCACAAGATATAGTCTTGTTGTCTGGCACTTAGGAAAACCATTTAGATGAAAATATTAATAGTGGGTGGTGGAAGTGCTGGCTGGATGACAGCTGCAACTTTAGAATCTCAATTTCCTAATTATAAAATATCTTTAATAGAATCTAAAAATATATCTACAGTAGGTGTAGGTGAAAGTACTCTTGGACAAATAACAGATTGGATGAGGTTACTTAAAATTAAAGATGAAGATTTTATAAAACATGTAGATGGTAGTTACAAATTAAGTATAAAATTTACAGATTTTTATAAAAAAGGAGAAGCTTTTCATTACCCGTTTGGAAGAACTGTTGTTGAAGCAAATAAATCAGATACAAATGATTGGTGGTTTAAAAAAATACTAGATCCTAAAACTCCTTACTCTGATTATGCAGATTGTATGTATCCTTTGCAAATGGCTTATGTTAATCAAAACAAATTTAATATAAATGAAGTAACTAAAGCGTATCATTTTGATGCAACAAAGTTTGGTCTTTGGTTAAAAAATAATTATTGTAAGAAAATAAAACATATAGTTGAAGATGTTGTTTCTATTGAACAAGATGAAAATGGTATTAAATCTTTAAATAATAAACACAAAGCAGATTTGTATATAGACTGCACTGGTTTTAAATCTTTACTATTAGATAAAACTTTAAAAGAACCTTTTGAATCTTATTCTGATATGTTACCAAATGATTCTGCTTGGGCTACAAGAATAAAATATAAAGATAAAGAAAAAGAATTAGTTCCTTATACTAACTGTACTGCTATTGAAAATGGTTGGGTGTGGAATATACCGTTGTGGTCAAGAATTGGCACAGGGTATGTATATTCAAGTAAATTTGTAGATGATGATACTGCATTAAAAGAATTTAAAAAACACCTTGGAAGAAATGACTTAGAATTTAAAAACATAAAAATGAGGGTTGGAATACACAATAGACTATGGGTTAAAAATGTAGTTGCAATTGGATTGTCTGCTGGATTTATAGAACCGTTAGAAAGTAATGGTTTATATACTGTTCACGAATTTTTAAATAAATTAGTAAGAAATTTAGGAAGAGATAAAATATCACAATGGGATAGAGATAATTTTAATTATCAATGTAAACATATGTTCAAAGAATTTTCTGAATTTGTGGGATTACACTACGCCTTGTCTCATAGAGATGATACCGAGTATTGGAAAAATTGTTTAAATAAAACTTGGGATAATAGTTTAATAAATTTAAAATCCAGAGCTTTTTCTGGTTTTAAAGAAGCTGCGTATAAAAGAACTTATAACTTTAAATATGATAGTTACTCAGGTTTGCAAGCAATTGCGGCTGGTATGCATTGGGCTCCGACAGACAAAATATCTTTAATACAAAACGGTAACTTTAAAGAAAAAGATCTAGAAAAAGAGTTTAAAGAATGTATTAATAATTTAAATAAAAGAAAGGAGTTATGTAAACAACTTGTTAAAGAAAAACCAAGTTTGTTTTCAGTATTAAAAAATGTACATAAATAATTATTTCAACACAACTATCTGGTCAGAACAAAAACCAGAATTTGTAAAGTCATTAAACAAAGCATCTAATAAATATATTAAAGATGCAAGAACAAGAGAAAAAGCTTTTATTAAAGAGCACGGTGATTTTGGAAGATCCTATCACTCAACACCACTCACAATGGATAATGACTTTTTAGATTTTAGAAATTACATTGGTCAAAAGTCTTGGGAGTATTTAGATCATCAAGGTTATGATATGTCACAATACACAACTATGTTTAGTGAACTATGGGTACAAGAGTTTGCTAAAAAAGGTGGTGGTCATCATTCAGCACACATACATTGGAACCAACACGTATCAGGTTTTTATTTTTTAAAGTGTAGTGATAAAACATCATATCCAATCTTTCACGAACCGAGAACAGGTGCTAGAGCTACAAAATTAAAAATGAAACCAGATCAAAAAGGTGTATGGGGTGGATCAGAATTAATTCACTTTAAACCAACACCAGGTACATTAATTATCTTTCCAGGGTTCTTGGAACACGAATATGCAGTAGATTTTGGTAAAGAGCCTTTTAGATTTATACATTGGAATATACAAGCCGTGCCAAAAGAGATGGCAAAAGATGTTTAAAAAGAAAAAGTATACAGTTATCCGTCAAGCAATATCAAAAGACCTAGCAGCTTTTGTTGCAAATTATTTTAGTATGCAAAAACAAGTTTATGATACTTGTAGAGAGCGTAGATACTTTTCACCATTTGAAACTATCATTGGATATTACGAAGGTGAGAATGAACAGATTCCAAATACCTATAGTCAGTATTCTAATATGGCTATGGAAACTTTATTATTAAAATGTCTTCCTAAAATGGAAGAAGCAACAGGATTAAAATTATATCCAGCATATACTTATGCAAGAATATATAAAAAAGGTGATATTTTAAAAAGACACAAAGATAGATTTAGTTGTGAGATATCTACTACTATGAATCTTGGTGGTGATCCTTGGCCTATATATTTAGAGCCATCTGGAAAAGAAGGGTTGAAAGGCATTAAAGTAGATTTAAAACCAGGAGATATGTTAGTCTATTCTGGATGTGAATTAGAGCATTGGAGAAATAAATTTAAAGGTAAGGAATGCGTACAAGTTTTCTTACATTATAATAATCGTAAAACACCAGGTGCAAAGGACAATATGTTTGATAAAAGACCTCATCTTGGTCTTCCTTCATGGTTTAAGCGATGATATAATTCTTAGATGGAGGCAGGGCACCACCACATACCCCCTGTCTCCTTTTAAGGATTATATTATATGTTAGGTATTACAGCTTTATCACAGTCTCCGATATCCTCTCTTGGAGGAACTAGTGTTAATGTAGCCGTTACAGGTTCACAGTTAACTAGTTCTATTGGTGCTACAACTGTAGCTGCAAATGCAAATGTAAATGTGACAGGTTCACAATTAACAGGTTCTTTAGGAAATTCTACTATAGATGTAAATACTAATGTAAGTGTTACAGGTTCTCAGTTAGATAGTTCTATTGGAAGTGTTACTGCCCAAGCTGGAGCAAGTGCTGCAGTAACTGGATCACAATTAACAATGTCTATGGGAGAAGAGACTCTTGTAGGAAATGCAAATGTTCCAGTCACAGGATCTCAATTAGGTTTATCACTTGGTACTTATTCTGTAAGTGCTGATGGTAATGTAAGTGTTATTGTTACTGAACATGATATGGTTATGTCAACAAACAATGTTGATATAACAGGTGATGCAAATATTCCAGTTACAGGAAGTCAAGCTACATTCTCGATTGGTACAGTATTAGCTACAATAAGCAAGGATGTTGATGTTACAGGAAGTCAATTACAAACATCAAGTGGTTCTGTAACAACTAGCGCAAACGCTAATGTCAACGTAACAGGAAGCCAAATAACAGCATCTTTAGGAGAAGAGACTATAGATATAAATACACCTGTAGATGTAACAGGGTCTCA